ACGATAGACCATAAGGCATGACTGGGTTATCTCACTCATGAGCTTTTGAGCTTGTGAGCTGGCGTATTCATCCAGCTGGCCCTCACTGCATTGAAGGTTTTGATTGCTCTGGTAGCGTAGGTCTGAAAACTCAAACAGGCTTATATCAACCTCAGTGTATCGCCTGCTTATCTCATTATATGAGAATGTTCTATGTCTCATGATCTGGCGCGCCACAAACAAGGGAACCTTCAAGCGCAGAGTGAGAGAGCAGTGCTCAAAAGGTGAGGTGTGCTTCTCTCTCATCAGAAACTTTAAAAGCTTCCGGTCTCGGTCGCTGAAGTCCTCAGTGGTGAGATCTCGACCGAATGACACCCGCGCCGCGTCAACTATTCGTTTGTCGTGCCCCATATGATCGATGTAGAGAACTTCCCCAATGTCATCATCATATAGCGCTATTCTTTCACTCATTAAAATCTCCTCAGTTTTGATCCACCTGTTTTCACCTTGCGCTCAATACTTGGCCTTACATAACGCCGTGCATCAACCTCTAAATCGTTCCAGTTCCAAGTGATACAATCATATCTTAGCGCGTCGAGTGGGTCTTCTCGTCCATCCTTCTTGGGTTGCTCTTTCGAGTCCCAGCCATAACTCATCAAGGCCTTTCGCAAAGAGTTGTTAGCTGTCAGCTCTCCTCTTTCCCATACTTCACGAGTGATGAGGTATTTACGAGACGCGAAAGCGCGCTTGAGTCGTTGAATGCCGTTCAATACATCAGTCTTGATTGGGTCTGTTGTAGCTCTGAGCCCCATGCCTAGCCCTCGAGGTGGAGCCGCTCTCATTGCTCTAAATGCACTAGCGCCTGTCTGGTCATTGCGAGCTTTACCCGCTTTATCTGCTACTCCATGATCTAGCCATATCCTAGGAGATGGCGCGCTATCCTTCATCGATCTAGGCCACGCGATGGATAAAATCAATCTGGCGAGCTCTTCGGTTGTCACCTCAGTTGGGTTGATCTCAGCACAGATTACACTGGCGCCGAGCTGCTCATCATAGGCCATGATCAAAACACTCGGCTTTCTAAATCCCCAGTCTATGGCAATACGTCCAGTCATGCTCTCGTTATATTCCCATCCATCGATAATATGGCTCTCGGTGAACTCCTGATAGATGAGCCCAGTGGGTGGCCGTGGCTTATTCATGACCATAGCCTCACGCTCTTCATGGGGCAGTAGCTTCGTAGCTTCGAACCATTCTGAACTGAGGTTGGCCTCATTCACGTATGAGCTGAAAAGCAGTGGAGCACATCCAGCTTGCTCTGCCATCTGAACCCACCATGCATCCGAGACCGGTAGACCGACGAGTAACAGGATAGGAGTTGGCCCAGCGCGAAGACGACCGAGCGCTTTATGGGCCACCTCAGCGCTGAGTGTCTGGCATTCATCAATCAGGCAAACGCCGCTTGTGATATTTAAGCCCTCGAGTGGGTTATGGGTCGCGTCTCTAGTGCCTGGGCGATAATACGAGCGACACCAGACAGAAGAGCCTGAGTGTGGATCATCCCACTTTCTAAGAGTGTGGTTGTATGTCCAGCCAAGAGGGCCAAGCCACTTCTCCATCTCTGGCATGAGAACGGAGTTGTAACGCGGGTTAGTGTCGGTCACCAGAAGAGAAGATGAGTTAGGCCTGATCTTACTTATAAACAACAACGCGAAGACAAGCGCCGAGGTCTTACCAGAACCCCACCCACAACGCGCCGCGATGATCTTATCCTCAAGTCTTATCCTTGAGATGATATTGCGTTGAAGCTCATTCAGTTCTAGTGTACTCATCGTGATTGGGTTTACTCTTCTTGTTCATCTGAGCTCAGCTCTTGTTGGGCTTGGATGACAAGAGGAGTTGTTTGTTCAATCATCGCCTTAACTTCCGCTATTCCGTCGCTCTTTTGGGATACTGCAACCTCCACTTCGCGTTTTAGTCCCCATCGATCAGGAAAGCGCCGCTCGAGCAGCCAAGCAATGGCGCGCCAGTCGTCGCGACTATGACCCATGGTTTTGATCTGGCTGACCATGACGGCCTCGGCAAAATCAACAGCCGCTTCAACGTCCTCTCTAAACTCTTCGTCTGCATCCATCCAGCGATAAAAGGTGGCTTTTGAGATGCCTGATTGAGTAGCGGCTGCTGCTCTGGTCATCCCCTCCCTCAAGTTCTCGAGTACCTTCTCTTTAGTCGGCGCTCTCTTCTTCCTCTTCGGTGGCATGCTTCCTCGCTTGTAACAGTGTATCAGTGACTGATTGGAATAGTAGCCATTCGGGATTGCTGAGTGGTTCATAGTCATTCTTAACTATGAGCATTCTAAGCAGGTTCATGAGTACAGTGAGCCCATGATCATCGTCTTCGCGCGCGCGTTGGCTGGTTTCACTTTGTCTCATATAGATACCCTCAAACGCCTTCACACCACTTTTTAAACTTAACGTCTCTGAAATATACGTTTGGTTCATCCCAAATCTGTACTAACAACTCGAGCACATTTAGAGAGTCGTTTTCAGATGTTAACTTTAAAACAGTATCTTTCATAACTTCAGGATAAATAGGATTATATGAGTTTAACGTCTGATGCACTCGAGAGACTTTATGAAGTAAACTGTCTGTATTCCACTCGTGATCCCACGTTTCATCCATGGAGGCCAAAGCAATTGCTCCAACCAAGTCTTTTGGGTCTACATCAGGGTCTAAATCTTTCATAAAGACTGTATAGATCATTATAAGGTCGTATGGTGTCATGCCCTCTCCAGATAGAAAAGAAACGCCGCTTTAGTTTGGCTTGGTGTGTTTAGTGTAGTATTCATTCAATGCACTCCTGCCCACCTTGTGACGTACTCCGCAAGGTGGGTTTTTTTATCCCCAAGGCTTGAAAGGTGCTGGTTGTGGTTGTGGCTGGGTGTTCCAAGGGCTCTGCTCTGGTGGTAGCAGCTCGCTCGGGTGAGGCCCCTCTTCAGTGGTGAGCATCCTCATCTTTCGCACGTGGGTAGCTACAATCTCATGATACCGAGTCCCATCATTCTGATATGATCGCCACTTGCCCTCGACATAGACAAGATCACCCTTAACCAGCTTCATTGCGTTGTTGGCCAGCTTGCCCCATACCTTGACCGAAAACCATTCAGTGTTAGTCTGCTTGGCTCCAGTTCGGTCTGTGTAACTCTCCGACCAAGCCACGCTGAATATGGCGTACTGTTGACCGGTAGCGGTGGTCTTGAGCTCTGGGTCTTTGCCCAGATTGCCCTCGACTGCGTATCGATTAATCATTGTGGATCCTTCTTAGCGCCAGTGATAATACCCATGGTCTGATAATCTCTTATCAACCTACTCACAGCATAATGGATCAACCATGACACTGATCTATCCTCTGCATGACTGATCTCTTGCAGTCGCTTGATAGCTTCCTCAGGTAATCGCGCTGATATGATTTTCTTAGTCATGATATCCCCTCAAGATTGGTGTGGCCCTCCAAAAAGTGCTTTCAAATTGGATGTGTAAAACGTGGGCCACGTATCTAATTAATCACAAGTCGTTTACAGTGTAAACAGTCAATCTAGCCGAGACGATTAAAATCTTTGTTAGCGTCAACAGGGCAAAGGTTCTGAAGGTCTCGGGTTGATCAGGATCTCTCAAAGTACCCACATAGTCAAGTCCTGTTGCGCTCGCCTATCTCTCCCTCTCATCTCGAGAGGCTCAACGAAGATGGCTTGTAGTCTGCTCATGACTGCTCGATTACGCTTGAAGAGCTGAGCGATACCCGCCGGTGGGAGATTGGTTGTCATCGCCACCATGAGCTGACCACTGGCCCAACGTTCATATATACGGCCAATGATCTCGATGGATTGAGCTTGGTACCATTCTGTCCAGTTTCCACCGCCACCTATGCCGCCGAGCTCATCGAAGAGCAACACGTCAGTATTGTCTAGCCAGCGCTCGAGAGGGTCTTTGTCTCCTGAGAAGCTGCGCTTGATCTGATCCATCAGCCTTGAATGAGTGGTGAACTTTACTCGCTGACCTTGCCAGACCAGATCTCGAGCGAGACAATACAGCAATGAGGTCTTCCCATTCCCTGGGGGCCCATAGACTAGAATGCTTGGCGCAACATGAGATCGACCTTCTCTTGACCGTGCCCACGTGGTCATCTCTTCGACTGAGCTCTTGAGTACTAGAGTATCCCACTCATAAGTGCCCCAGTGCATCCCATAAGCATCTGAAGGGAGTTGAAGCTTGGCCAGTCGCTTGAAGTGTCTTCTGGTGACCTCACAATACTGGCAGACGTGGGCCGTTTGTCTCCTGAGTTCATCAATGGTGAAGAGGTAGCCATCTTGGCATCTGCCACAGTACGGTACTTCTTTTGGGGTGAGGTAAGCCGCCGTGGGCTCAAGCCATCCTTCCTTTTCAAGATTGCATGGATGGAGTGTAGAGAAGTCGAGAAAGCTCTCATCATGTCTGTATTCGGCCGGCCTTGCTGCTTGCCTAGCTTTGAGCTGATGAAGCATTGAGTTGAGTTGTAAACTGTCTCCTAGCCTTTTCATAATCCCGCTCTCTTTCTTCTTCTTCGCTCTTGAACCTCGAGTAACTCAATACCAAACATCTTCACCGCGTATTGGTTTCTGGCGTAGATAGTATCCGCTATCTGACCAGCTATAATGGCTCCATCGATGAGAGCTAGCTGCATTTTGTTTAGCTGAGGTCTCTTAGGTGGTCTGGTTCTGTAATACTCTCTCTCTTTCTGTTTCTCCTCTTCCATCTTAGCTGCCCAGTCGGTTGGTTCACTCTCAGGAGCGTGCGCGTCTGTATTGATAGAAGGTTGAAGAGTAATTGAAGATATTGTTATGCCTGTCATATTGTCAGACTTTGAGGTCATATTGTCAGTGCTACTCTGACATTCTGACTCTTCACTCTGACATTCTGACCTCTCACTTATTGGATCACTTAACTCTGTCAGTTTGTCAGACTTCTCTGTCAGTTTGTCAGACTTCTCTGTCATTTTGTCAGTGTTGAGGATGATATCAGTATTGATACAAGTTGAGCGCATATGACGACGAATGAAGCCCAGCTCATGAAGACTCTTTAGTGCTCGACTGACTGACCTCTGAGGCATTCCCAAGGCTTCACTGAGCTGTACAGCTGTCACCATTCCACACATTGTCTCCCAGTTGACGCAATCCTTAATCCCTAACAGGACAAGCTTGTCATTGGGCTTTAATCCTCTCAAGCGCATTATGGCGCGTCTTAACTCCACTTCTCTCATGTTTTCCCCTTTCGTGTAGTGAGTAGAGATAATCCTATGTACATCTTTTTTTAATCATGTACAAGTTTTCTTTGACAGGACAACAAAACTTATGCATAAAGGTTTTCATGCTCACAACAACACCACACAGAAAGGGGCAGTAATGAGCTACTACGATACTGAGTATGACCCATGGGAAGAGGGAGATATCGAGGATGAGTCAGAGCAATATGAAGAGCTCGATGACTATGATCAATATCTTGAAGAGCATGACAGAGAGATGAACCAATGGATTGGTTGGGAGATTAAGAGATGACTGAAGAGAAGAGAAAGCTACTCAAAGAGAGAGTAAAACTTAAAGCCTTGGCTGCTCATGTTGGTTGTGATTATCACTACCTCAGCGCGATCATACATGGTCGAAGAACACCGAGTGAAGAGCTAGCTCACAAGCTAGCAGTGGCTTCAAGCTACATGACCGGATCAACCTATATCTCTACTGATTTCAGAGGTTAAGACAATGAGTAAACTACTTATCTCAGGTTACGAGTATGACCGACTCGGCAAGCGCATTGGTTGGTATGATCAATACGGTCACCATCACAAAGGACACTATGTCGACCAAAACCTATGTCATGACATCATCTATACTACTGTCTTCTTCAGCTTCATGTTTGCTTTTGCTCTATGGCTCATGAGCTTCAATACTCCGGTCGATCAGTGTATTGAGGAAGTCAGGACGCTCTCACCATATCAGCAGACAAGGCTTGTAAGAGCATCAGAAATCGGCCCACAATATGGTGAGGTCGAGAGATGGTGTAACGCTCACCTTGAAGACCACACTCAACAGATCACGGAAGCGCGCCAGCTTCCACAATTTCCAACATACTAAACTCATTCACATAAGGGGAACTTATGAAGATCTACACTCCAACAACACTCGATCAGGCTAAAGAGATCTGTTCACTTCTTGACGCTCAAAACCCCCTGGACCTTCTCAAGTGTCACGCGGCTTTTGGTCATCACTTCAATGGAGACATTGGCGCGGTAATGATGCAGAGCTATTGCTTGAAAGGTAAGCCATCACTCAACGCTGACGCCATGGCCGGCATCTGTCGAGCGTCTGGGCTTGTCCGATATATTCGACAGGTTGAGTGGACTGACACGGTCTGTGTAATGGAGATGGCCAGAACTGATGAACCCAATGATGTGGTGCACCTCTTCACTTACTCGATGGAAATGGCACATCGGCAAGGGCTCACCAGAAACCGAAACTGGCAGCAAATGCCGCTCCAGATGTTGAGGGCTCGATGCCTCACTATGGGTCTCAGAGCTACATACCCTGATGCAGTGGCTGGTATTTACTCGGCTGATGAGATCGCTGATAATATGGATATAAGCGATGAAGAGCGTACACAGATTAGCGCAGAAGCCCTAGGCGAAGAAGTGCGCTTCACTCGGCAACCTCAACGAGCGCCAGCACCACAACCAAGCGCGTCACCTCAGCCAGTTCCAGCTCCACAACCTGAGCCTGAGCCTGAGCCTGAGCCTGAGCCTGAGCCTGAGCCGGAGCCAGTACAG